CGTTGGCTTATATATTTGATCCCATACGTAATACATTTGTAGATGACGAAGACACAAGTCTTGGTAATAAACTTGCGTTGAACGACGAAGAGTTTGAAAAACTATTAAAGATACCTGGTGTGTTCAGAGCAAGCGAAGCAGTGCAACCACCACAAAGACCAGATGTTCAAACCATAGAAGCTATCAATAGATTTGTTACAGACAATCCTCGTGATCAAAAAGCTAATGGCGGTAGAATTAATTTTGAAAATGGTAGTGATCCTTTTATTGAAGAGTTAAATAAAAAATTACAACAAGCAAATTTAAATAGAAAAACAGAATCTATTGATTTTTATGTTAATAAATTTGGAAAAGAAACACTCGATAAAATTGCACAAAATAAATACGGTAAAAATTTTTCTGATTTAACTGGTGATAATTTAAGTAATTTAAAAAGAAGACTTACAAAATTTGAAGATTTTGTAAAAGAAAATAATCGTATGCCTAGTGAATCAGAGGCTAGAAAATTAGGAAGAGTTGACAGAGATAAAACTATTTTTAAAACAACAGGAGAAGTAACAGAAGAAGATGTAAGAAATAAACTTATAAAAGAAGGTAAACCAGCAGAAACTTTTAAAAATAAAATTATTTTTGCGGATAAAAATATTCAAAATGAATTTGAAGCTGAGTTAAATAAAAGATATTCTTTTCCTAAAACATCTGCCGCATCTGAAGCAGCAGGTGTATTAAACAATCAACAGATATATAAAAAATTTTTAAAACCTGCAGGTTATAAACCAAAATCTACTAGAACAATTATTAATGATTATAAAAAATTATTAGATTTAGAATTTAAAAAACTAGGCCCTGGGGAAATAGAAGCTAAAAAAAAAGAAAGAGAAAAATTTGAAAAAATATCACAAGGTGGTAGAAGAATTAGTGGTACTATTGATAATCCAGCTCACCACATGTTTCCCTTAGGGGATCAGATAGGAGCTAAAACTGGAGAGTTTACTGTAATTCCAAAATCAATAAATGGTCAAATAGCACCTGCAAACAAAAAACTTAAAAAATTAATTATAGATAGAAGAAATGTTTTAGATCAAGTTAGAATTGATCAAACGGTAAATATAAAAAATTTAGATAAACAACTAGCTGATATAAATAATAAAGCTGAAGGAATAATTATTGATCATTATAAAAAATATCCTAAACACGAAGGATTATTAAATTGGAAAAAAATTGATTTTAATGTCGATGATGTAGGGAGATTATTAAATGTTCGCCAGGTTGGAACTATTGGTGGAGATTACAAAAAATGGACACTTTCCAACATTGATAAAACAATTTTAGATAAAGAAATTGCAAAACTTAGTAAAGAGGAATTAGCTGAGTTTAGAAATGTAATTAAAGAAACCAGCACTGCTAGAGACGTTGGAGAAAAAGGTTTTGGTGCTAAAGAAGGCACACCTATAAAAAATCTTTTTACATCTTTAAAAAATAAATTAGATACGTCAAGAATGTTTACCAGTAGAATACCTGGTGGTTCAATAGCTTTGACTCCTTTAGATTTTATATTAAGTTATGGTTCAGGAATGCCCCTACTAGAGTCTGCCGCTAGTGCGGGATCTTATTTATTAAAAGATCCACTTATTGGTAAAACTGTAAACATACCTTTGGCAATAGCACAAGATATGCAAGATCCAGGTAAAACTTTTGAAAGAGCTCAAGAGCGTCAAGGAAAATTTAAAGATTTTTTAGAGGGAGTAACAGGTATAGATCAAGACGAACCTTTTGCATCTGAATTAAAAGAAAAACTTTTAAATATGGAGGCAGGTGATCAACCAGATATAGACCCTTTTCAAGCAGCAAAAGGTGGTCGTGCAAAACTTAAATCAGGTGGCGGCGTTGAGATTACCCCACTACCAAGAACTGATTTTGGTAACGGTGGTGCAACAGGCATGAGTAGTGATGAATTTGTAAAAGAGCTAGAATATTATTTTACAAACCCTGATGCAGATTTACCAAAAGCAACAACGTTTAAAGAAACTATGAACCCAATAGAAATATTAAATGATATGATAGATCCTAGAAATTATCCATACTATGCAGATAGAGTAGCTAAAACTGGTATTCGTATTGGTGAGTTTGGTCTAAGAATTTTGCCTGCTGTTGGTAAATTAATTGGTGACGTTACAACAAAACCATCTGTTAAAATAGAAGATAAAACAGGAACAGGTTATATTCAGGACTACGATCAAACGCCTAAATCAAGAAAAATAAAAGGCACAGGAATATTTTCAGAGTTTTTAAATAACTTAATTGGTACAGAAATGACTGATGGTATTTCACGTGCAACAGGACTTGACGATTTAATTAAGATGGAAGAACAAAAAATGATGGATAGAAGAACAACAGCAGGTCCAAAAGTGTTAGCAGATACAGCAACACTTGGCATGGAATTTACAGCACCAATATTTCCTGGTTTAAAATTATTAAAATCTTATGCAAAAGCAAGAAAACTTCCAGTTAATAATACTACAAAAGAATTGTTAGAAAAAGAAATTAAAGATACTCTAGATAAAAATGGAATTAGCAGAAGAGATTTTATGAAGACTGCAGGAGCAGGAGCAAGTTTAGTTATTGCAAAAATGTTAGGATTTGGAGACGAGTTTACAAAAGCAACAAAAGTTGTAAGACCAACAGTTGAACAAACTACAACAAGTGGTGTTCCTCCATACTTCTTTGAACTTGTTAAAAAAATTAAAAAAAGTGGTAGATCACTCGAGCCTGAGTTTGATCCAAGAGTCGAGAACAATATGCAATTAGGAGATTACGTTATGAGAGAAAATACATCTACAGGAGAGATTAGTATTCAAAAAGTAAAAGAAGGTGGTATGAATGTAGGGGATGAAGTTATGGATGGAGTTATTTCAGAAGAAACTATTACATATAAACCAGGTGAGTTTATTACAGGTGCAGACGGTAAACCAGTAAGAACAGCTGACGAGTATGAAGAGTTTACCACAAGACCTGATAGATATGACGACGGTAAAATGAAAGATGTAGAACCTGGTTTAGATTCTATTGAAGAGATCATAGAGTTAATGCCAAACCAATTAAAAAGGTCTGAGCTTGAGGCAGCTGGCTATAACGTAGAAGCCTTTCCAGATAACATTAAACAATTATTGATAGATGACTTACAAAAGATTGACTAGAACAGTACCCCCTAAGAGAGGACCTAACCCACAAGGGTTGAATGTTCCCTTAAAACAGGTTAAGATAATAAACCCGGAGAATATAAATGGCAGAAATAGACAAATCGTTACCAAACGTAAAAACATCAATAGAGGTTGATCCTAAAGAGGAGATAGAAGTAGAACAGCAGAAAGCTGAAGAAGCAGCTGACCCTGGTGTTGAAGTTAACCCTTTAGAAGATGGAAGCGTAGAAGTAAATTTTGATCCAAGTAAAGTTAACATAGAGGGTCAACCAAGTCACTTTGATAACTTAGCAGAATTATTACCCGAAGAAGTTTTAGAACCGATTGGTCAAGAACTTACACAAAATTATTTAGATTACAAAGCATCAAGAAAAGATTGGGAGCAATCTTATATACAAGGTTTAGATCTTTTAGGATTTAAATACGAAAACAGAACAGAGCCTTTTCAAGGAGCATCTGGTGCAACACACCCAGTGTTAGCAGAAGCAGTCACACAGTTTCAAGCTGGAGCATACAAAGAATTATTACCGTCAGAAGGACCTGTTAGAACACAGATAGTTGGAAGACCAGATCAAGAAAAAGAAGCTCAAGCACAACGTGTTAAAGATTACATGAACTATGAACTCATGGAGAAGATGGAAGAGTATGAGCCAGAGTTTGATCAAATGCTATTTCACTTACCTCTTGCAGGCTCTACTTTTAAAAAAGTTTACTACGATGATTTGTTAGAAAGAGCCGTATCTAAATTTGTACCAGCTGATGATCTAGTAGTTCCATACTCTGCAACATCTTTAAATGATGCAGAATCAATTATTCAAACTATGAAGATATCAGAGAATGAATTAAGAAAACAACAAGTGGGTGGTTTTTATTCTGATGTAGATTTAGGACCTCCAGGTGCTGTTCAAAAAGATGATGTTGAAAAAAAAGAAAAAGAATTAGATGGCACTAAAAAAACTGGAAGACAAGAACCAATTTATACTTTATTAGAGTGCCACGTAAATTTAGATCTAGAAGGATTTGAAGACAAAGATGATGAATTAAATCCAACAGGAATAAAATTACCATATGTAGTTACAGTTGATGAAGGCTCTAGAAAAGTTTTATCTATTAGACGTAACTATCAACCGACTGATCCAAAAAGAAATAAGATCCATTATTTTGTTCATTTCAAATTTCTACCGGGTTTAGGATTTTATGGATTTGGATTAATCCACATGATTGGCGGATTAAGCAGAACGGCAACGGCTGCTCTCCGTCAATTATTGGATGCAGGAACATTATCTAATTTACCGGCAGGATTTAAACAAAGAGGTGTAAGAGTTAGAGACGAAGCTGCACCAATACAACCAGGTGAGTTCAAAGATGTTGATGCACCAGGTGGTAGCTTGCGTGATGCATTCTTCCCATTACCATACAAAGAACCATCAGCAACACTATTACAACTTATGGGTATAGTAGTAGGAGCTGGTCAAAGGTTCGCGGCTATTGCTGATATGCAAGTGGGTGATGGTAATCAAGCAGCAGCTGTTGGAACTACGGTTGCGTTACTAGAGCGTGGATCAAGAGTTATGTCTGCAATACACAAAAGATTATACGTAGGTATGAGACAAGAATTTAAATTACTAGCAAAAGTATTTAAAACATATTTACCACCAGTTTATCCGTTTGATGTTGTTGGTGGTAGAAGAGAAGTTAAACAAATGGACTTTGATGAGAGAGTTGACATATTACCAGTCGCTGATCCAAACATATTCTCAATGGCACAAAGAATTACGATTGCACAAACTGAACTACAGCTTGCAACATCTAATCCACAGATACACAATCTATATGCTGCTTACAGAAAAATGTACGAAGCATTAGGAATTAAAAATATAGATCAAGTATTACCTCCGCCTGCACCAATGCAGCCTATGGATCCCGCACTTGAGCACATAAATGCTTTAGGTGGCAAACCTTTTCAAGCTTTTAGAGGACAAGATCACAGAGCACATGTTACAGCTCACTTAAATTTTATGTCTACTAACATTGTTCGTAACAATCCTATGGTTATGGGTGCAGTTCAAAAAAATATTTTAGAGCATATTAGCTTAATGTCACAAGAACAAGTAGAATTAGAGTTCGCAGAGCAACTACAACAGATACAAATGTTACAAATGCAGGCACAGCAAGATCCACAAGCACAACAAGCGCTTCAAAAACTGTCACAAGACATTGAAGCAAGAAAATCTGTGTTGATTGCAGAGTTAACTGCTGATTTTGCAAAGGAAGAAAAAGAAATTACATCACAATTTGACTCTGATCCGCTTCTAAAATTAAAATCTAGAGAAGTTGACCTACGTGCAATGGAAAATGAACGTAAAAAAACGGCAGATCAAGCCCAAATTGACTTAAACAGAGCAAAATTAATGCAAACAAAAGATAATTTTGATAAAAAATTAGAACAAAACGAAGATTTAGCTAAATTAAGAGCTGGAGTTAGTCTCGCTAAGACTGGTGTACAACAAGCACAAGTTATGATAGACGATAATTAATAAAAAGGAGTAAAAAATGCAAAAACTTGATAAAATCAAAGATGTTAAAGTTGCAGAGCAGAGCATTGAAGTAGATCCTAGATCTAAAACTACTGCTGACCAAGCTTTTAACTATATTGCTACAGGAAAACCTGAAATGCCAGTTGGCGGTCAGAAAAGAATGTTAGCAGAAAAGAAAAGAAACTCGAAAGCGTACTAATGGCTTGGTTCAGTTTAGCAAAAATTGCTTTGCAAGCTGGCGGTAAGATATACGCTAATCGTCAAAAGACAAAAATGGCTATGTCAGACGCCCAACTCATGCATGCCGAAAAAATGGCTCGGGGTGAGGAGGCTTACCAGGGTAAATTACTAGAAGCTAGGCAAAACGACTATAAGGACGAATTCGTACTCATAATCATCTCGGCCCCGATCGTGGTGTTAATGTGGGCAGTGATGTCGGACGATCCAACTGCGATGGAGAAAGTAAAATTGTTTTTTGAATACTTTCATGAGCTTCCGAAATGGTTTACTAATTTATGGGTGCTTGTAGTTGCGAGTATTTTTGGTATAAAGGGTACACAAATTTTTAGAAACGGAGGAAATAAAAATGCCAAATAAAAGATTTAATAAACAAGTCCCTGCATTTAAAGCTGGCGGTAGAGCTGGTAAAATGGGTGGCGGAATGATGATGAAGAAACCTATGATGAAAAAAGGTGGAGACGTCAAAAAAATAGAAAAAACTTTTGGAGCTAAAAAGAAAAAAGTTGTTAAGAAAAAGAAAAAATCTTTTCCTGATTTAAACAAAGACGGCAAAGTAACTTTTGCTGATGTGTTAAAAGGAAGAGGAGTTAACAAAAAAGCATAATGGCTGGTAAAGGTTTATACGCAAACATACACGCTAAAAGAAAACGTGGCGGTAAAATGCGTAAGAAAGGTGCTAAAGGTGCACCAACAGCAGCTAACTTTGCGAGAGCAAAACAAACAGCGAGAAAAAAATAATGACTAAACTATGTCCAAGAGGTAAGGCCGCAGCGAAGCGAAAATTTAAGGTATATCCTTCAGCATACGCGAACGCATATGCTTCTAAAATTTGTGCTGGTAAAATTAAAGATCCATCTGGTGTAAAAAGAAAAGATTTTAAAGGACCTAAACCTAGTAAAGCTATGGGTGGTAGAATCTATAAAGCAGGTGGTGGAGTTGCAGAAGCAGCTGCAAAATTAAGAAGACAGGGTTTAGGAAAAGGCGGAAGAGTTTGCAAGATAGCTATAAAAGGACAAAACAGAGAAGCTATCGGAAAGAACTCGTAATGTCATGGCTAAAGCTGGACTTAAAACATGGTTTGCTCAAAAGTGGGTAGACATAGGTAGCAAAAAGAAAGATGGTTCTTTCTCAAAATGTGGAAGATCAAAACAGAAAGCAGATGCAAAACGTAAGTATCCAAAATGTGTCCCACTTGCTAAAGCAAGATCTATGTCAGAGGGACAAAGAAAATCTGCAGTTGCTAGAAAAAGAGCAGCTGGTAATACAGGACCAAAACCTACAAATGTAAAAACTTTTTCAAAAAGAAAAAATGCTATGGGTGGTGGTTTTATGGCAAAAAGACAAAGAATGGGAATAATGTAATGAGAACAGATTATTCAACAAGAGCAGAATTTTCAAAAGGCACTATGCCTGCAAGAAATAAAAAGAACTTTAGACCTACAAAGTCTGGAGCTGGTATGACACGAGCCGGTGTCAAAGCATACCGTAGATTAAATCCCGGCTCTAAATTAAAAACAGCCGTGACTGGTAAAGTGAAGCCAGGATCAAAAGCTGCTAAACGTAGAAAATCATACTGCGCAAGATCGCTCGGACAATTAAAACGAGCATCAGCTAAAACAAGAAACGATCCTAACTCACGTATCCGTCAGGCAAGAAGGAGATGGAAAT